AGCATTTGATATGGTAGGCGCTTTCACAACCGAAATGTACTTTAAATGTGATTCTGAATCAACTTACGACCCTAATACCTCTAAGGTAATAGAGAGAACGGAAACGTCTCTCCCATTCAGAGGGGTAATAGGGAAAGCTAAGGACAATATGCTTACAAGCGCTGGGATAGCAGCTGTAACCGAAAGGTTAGAAGTTACTACAAAGCGCAAGGATATACCCGAAGACTACTCTAAGTTTGACACGATTCATTTTCAAGGTGCTGATCATCGTATAATTAACTATACTGATGACGGATATATTATTCTATTCACTGTTTCAACTAGATAAGGAGGTTGTATGGCTAACTATACAGAACTCTTATCTTCCGTAGACGCTGTGTTTGCTTCTAACGATTGGAAGTCCTTTGGATTAACCGCCTTCCCTGCTAACTTTTGGCCTCAGACAACACCGGACGAGTTTATTATTTATGAGATAATACCCGCTTCTCCGCCTGTTCCTGAGTACTCAAAGCCAACTTATAAGAAGGGAATTATTATAATCCAGATCTACACTAGGTCTAACAAAGGACTGTCAAGATGTTATGAGATAGCAGACAAGCTAGCTACACTGTTTGATTCAAACAATAGTAACTCTACACAGTTAAGCGATGGTACTCTAAATGTTAGAGGTATCGACAAGGACGACACAAGTTTATTCAGGGCTGACTACAGCCTACAATTCAATTCGTTTTAATTCTTCAGGAGAATAAAATGCCAAATATTACTTCAATTGGCGCAGGCATGTACACCAGCCTCGCTTACATCGACCTTCCTTGTGTGGAAGGTGCAGCAGCAGACGCTACCGAGGTAGGTAAAGGAGACACTCCAGCTGAGTGGATTGCTTACTTCGAAGCCACTGGTACGCCATGGACTGTTGGTACTGACGCTAAGGCCTTTGGCCGTATCCGTGAGTTCCCTAATCTAGGTGTTCCCGCAAACGTTGTAAACGTTCCTCAGTATGGACAGGCAGTATCTTCACAGATCACTGGTCAGTCTGATGCTCCTTCAATGGACTTCACTTTCAACTATGTTCCAGAAGAGCATAAGTTTATCGCAGACATGCGTGAGTCGGGCGAGACATTCTTGTTCCGTGTTCGTTTGTCTAACGCTAAGCAAGCTGTAGACGTTCTCGGTGTTAACCTACCACTAGTAGATGACGATGGGGAACTACGTGAGTTCTCAGACTTCTACTTCTTTGGTTCAGTAGCTTCATTCGAGGTTGTCCCTAACCTCACCGACTCTAACCAGTTGAATGCTACCCTGACTATTGACGGTGGAATGTCAGGTCCACACTCTTACGATGCTACCGGAGCTAACTACTCTTAAGCATTACTAATGAAGGGGTCTCCTACGGGAGGCCCTATTCTTTATTTAACCTATACAGGTGAAACTATGTCAGAAGAAATTAACGCACCTTTCGATCAACCTTATGTTATGAAGGTAACTGTAAATAAGATGAAGAAAGCTATTGACACGAGTTTCTACAAGACTTCTTCAAGACTTGAAGAGTTCGAAGAGAAATCAGATAAGTGGGTAGAGGTACTTAACACCCTACATTCACTTCACGCTATCCGCAAGGTCATCGATGACTTTGAAGCGCATAACAGTCAAATCTTTAATACTACAAACAACAATGAGGAAGTATAATAATGGATATTAATAAGTTTTTAGAAAACACTAAGCAAGATAAGAAAATTGACTTTCGAGGTCAGGAGCTAACCCTTAAAGAACTTTCTTATGGTACTGTTGCTAAGTTCTCCAAACTCGCTAAAGAGATGGAAGACATGGACGCAATGGATACTAACCGAGTTGCTATGGGTAACTTGCTCAACGCTGGTATTGAAGAGTTTAAAGGTATCACAGAGAAGCAAGTAGAAAATTTCCCACCTGTTGTCCTTAAGGAGCTTACAGAAGAAGTCCTTAAGTTTAATGGACTACAGGCAGAGGAAGATGAAGTGGGAAACGCAGAAGTAAGCGAAGGCTAGATAACGAAAGCCTTTTCTTACACGAGCTAGCTTTAAACTTGGGTATGCGAGTATCCGAGATAAGGTCGTGGCCCCATTCAGAAGTGTTAGACTGGTTTGAGTACTTCAACAGAAGACCTCATGGTTGGAGAGAAGATCTCAGAGCACACTACCTACTTTCTGCACAAGGGGTTAAAGCTAAAGCCCATGAAGTGTTTGACAGTATCAGAGCAATAGAAAGAGACAGAGAAGAGTTGGAGAACGAATCCACTGAAAATGACGCTAATAAGCTTCTTGCCTCTCCTTTCTTTACTAAAATGATAGCTGATACGGACTGGGATATTAGTGTAGACACATAAAACGTTCTCTCGGGTTCCCGAGTAAGGAGATTTAAAATGATATCTATTAAGCTTCTCGGGTTATCCGAGGAATTTGAGAACAACGATAAAGAGTTTATTAGTACAGTTAATTCACTCAACACCATACAAGCGCTAGACGCTGTAACCGACTTAAAAGCTGCTACTCCTGTAGACACAGGTAGAGCTAGGAACTCTTGGGTTCTGTCGGATAGAGAAGACTACTTTATAAACAGTCTAGTTAACAGCGATGTATCCGCGCTTGGCTCAGTGAGAGACGACAAAATAGTGCCTCTTTATGTAACAAACGGAACACCTTATATAGAATCTCTAAATGAAGGTTCATCTAAACAAGCACCCGCAAGATTTGTAGAAACGACATTATTGTCTAAAAACTATAACGTGGATGGGGTCTTATTCGAAACTATAAACTTGGATGAACTATAATGGCTATTAGATTAAAGTTCTCAGCTGATACAAAACAAGCTGAAAAAGATGTCAACTCGCTTGAGAAGGCGGTTGGTAACATAGACAAAACTACCCAATCAGCAGCTAAAGGCGCTAAAGACTTAGCTACTGCTTTTGGTGTTATAACAACTGCGGTAATCGGAATTACTACCGCAATGTCAGCATTAGATAAGACTACTCGGGTAGGTAACCGAATAAAGGTAATCACCGGGGATACAAGAGAGTTTACAAGAACTCTGACCGCCCTAAGAAAGGTTTCCGCTCAAACAGGAACCAACTTAGAAGAGGCAGCAAACTTATACTCCAGACTATCTAAAGCTACTAAAGTAAGTAACAAAGAAGCTGTGCAATTCACAGATACTCTTATAAAACTTGGAAAGCTTTCTGGGTCTTCTACCGCAGGTATGCAAGGGGCCTTGCTACAGCTGGGACAAGCTTTATCTGTAGGTGTCTTAAGAGGAGATGAGCTTAACTCTGTAATGGAAGGCATGCCCGGCCTTATAGAAGCACTTGGGAAAAGCCTAGGTAAGACTAACCAAGAGCTTATCATAATGGGTAAGGCAGGCAAGATTAGCTCTAAGCAAATACTTAATGCGCTAAGGGCAGTTAGACAAGATATTGACAACGAGTTTGGTGGCCTAGCTTTTACTTTTGAAGGTTTATTCTCAAGAATAGCTACATCAGCTAAGTCTGGGTTTGGGTCAATTGGAAGAGCGCTTAAAGGAGAAGGTGGGTTCAAGAAGGCTTTGTTTAGCCTCGCCGACTATCTAGAGAGCACCCTTAACAAAATGGGAGTTAACTTAAGAATATTCCTAAACCAGTTCTATCTGTTCAGACTTGGCCTTAAGTCTTTTTTCTCTGACTTAAAGAGCGGAGGGGCTGATCAGTTTGCGAAGATGATAGAAAAGATTGGTAGCTACTCTGGGAAACTCTCAAGTGTTATGCTTGCTATTTCTGGATTTGGAACCAAAGTAAAGAATGTATTCTATGACATGTATATAGACATAGTAGGTAACTCTACTTGGCCTGACTTGGTCAAAGGAGTAATCTCTTGGGCAGGGAAGATAAAGTTTGCTTTGAAGCCTTTGTCTTTGTTCTCTGTAAAAGTAAAGAGAGTATTCTACGACCTGTTCATGTATGTGGTGGGTAACTCTATCTGGAAAGATATGATAAACCAAATCATAGAGTATACTCCAGTTATCTTTGGTGCTTTAGGTGCCATAATATCTTTCAGACTTGCTATGGTAACTCAGTTTAAGCGTATCTTTATTGGTGTAGGTCTTTGGTGGCTAGCAACAGTGAATATGTTTAGCGAGCAAATACAAGAACTCTCCGGTAAAGTAGTAGATATAACTTGGAAGTTTGTAACTAAAGGAGGATGGCGAGAATTCCTTACAAGCCTCAGGGAAGCCTTAACTGGTTCTGGCTTCAAAGAAGCTGGAGAGTCGATGGGTGACGCTATACTTAAAGCGATTAATAAAGGTCTTAACGCTGCAGTGGCCACCGCGTTCTTAGCCATACCCCTATACAGATTTGCTGCTCAATTTGTTCCAGCAATACTTTCGGCTTTAGCCACTGGTTTTCAAGTAATGGCTGGCTTACAGGGCTTAGCTTTTGCTGTAGATACCGATGGTAACGCTCAGGATATGATCGGAAACATTATTAAAGGTATTGAGAACTCTTCTATCCTAGGTACTCTTAAAGAGATATCAGAGGGGGTCTGGGGCTTCTTAACCAACGTAAATACAGAGGGTGGCACAAGTAAGCTTGAGGCTCTGATTGACTACTTCTCAAAGAACCTTGAAGTATTAGGTGTCGCGATTGTAGCTGCTGTTGTTGTCATGAAGAAAGCTAGAAGTATAGACGCAGGTGCTGTTGCAGGTGCTGGCGGTACATTCGGTGGATTTATTGCAGACCAAGCCTTCTATAAAAAGAAAGGTGGACTTAGGGACCAAGCAGCATTAGCAAGGTCTAAGCTAGAAGACTTTACTGCAGAGATAGAGGCTAAGGCTGGCCAATACGAGAAAGAAAGAGATGTAATGGTCAGAGGAAACGCCTCTAAAGAAGAACTAATTAAACTAGAAAAAAAATATGGCGATGAAAAGAAAGATCTAAACAGAAAAGAGCAAGCTTACCGAACTAAAACCAGAGCAATTCGTGAGCAAGATGACCGACAAGCAGCAAAGTTTGCCGATCAGTTCTTCAAGGTAAGAGAAGGCTTTAAGGCAGTTGGCCAGCAGGCAGGCGCGTTAGCAGGATCATTACTTGGTTTTGCTGGTGGTGATTGGTTGGCTGACAGACTGGAGCTAACTGGTTTTGCTAAGTTAATGACACAGTCTCTTTCAGGGCTAGCTGGTCAAGTCGTTGGTGGTGGATTAGGTACTGCTGCAGGTCTTGGTATATACAAGCTTGGCGCACAGCTGGGTAAGCTTCCGGGGGCTGTTAAGACAGTGTTCAAGCAAGGCGCGATGTTTATCGGCCACGCTATCCAAGGTGCTTTTCAGCTAGCTATCTTTGTGTTAAAAGCCACTCTATTTGTTGCTATTAAAGCACTTCAATTAGCCCAAGCTGCATTCTTAATAGCTTTACGTTCCTCTTGGCTTATAATTCAAGCGGCGTGGATAGGTGTTCAAGCAATTGCAGGGGCAGCATACGCGGCAACTGTTTTCTTAGCTATGAAGGCATACTCTGCTATTGTAGGTGCAACAATGGCCTTAGGGTTTAGCGGAGCAGTTATTGCAGGCTTTGTAGTTGCAGGTGCCGCACTTGTTGGACTTTTGACGTATGCGTTCAGCGATGGAAGCATATTCGCAAAAGCCGGAGAGTGGATAGGAGGTAAGATATACGATGCTGTTTCTTGGGTTAAAGAAATATCAGGAAAAATAAAAGATGCTATTGTAGAAGCGTTTGAGAAAGGTAAGCAGAAGATAGCTGAAGGGTTCCAATGGATACAAGAGCTACCCAGTAAACTAGTAGATGTCGGCAAAGGCATGGCTGAGCAGTTCATAAACTATATAGTTAAAGAATGGCCCATGGTGGCGAAGCTATTCGGTATAGAAGAGATTAAGCCTCCTGTAGTGCCTCTTCCAAAAGACAGTCCACTATACTACGGTGGAGGGTCTACTGGAGACCTGATGAGTGGCGGTAACATTATAGATGAGCTGATGACTCAACCGTCTGCTAACCGCTCCCCTATGTTCCCTGACTTATCTGTTGTTAGTGGTGAGTCTAGTTCAGGTAAACAAGTAGTTGATGGTTTAGCTAGTATTGACCAAAGACTTGGAACAGACCTAGGCAGTATTAATACAACACTATACGTAGGAAGAAAGTCTGCTGAAGCTGAGGCTAATAGACTTTTAGAGACCGTTAAAGAAAACTCTAACCTAGTAGGTATGGATGGGGTTAACCTGTTAGACGACAAAGCATCAGAGTTAAACAGAGAACGAAAGAAGTACATGGAAGAGAATACCGAAGCTCTTAAGCAACTCACTATTGGCGACATAAAGAGCAAAGGTGAAGAGTGGAGAGAAAAGCTTGGGTTTGCTTCAGGTGGTTCTGTTAAAAGATTTGCCTCAGGCGGAAACGTGTGGGGTGAAGGTACGGCTACTTCTGATTCTATACCTGCTATGCTATCTAATGGTGAGTTTGTAGTTAGGGAGTCGGCGGCTAGGAGTAACAGAGCCGCGTTAGACTACCTTAACAGCACAGGTAAAATACCGGGCTTCAGCGAAGGCACTCCGGCCGACAATAGTATGGGCGCGGTGTTCAGCAGAATAACTTCTTTGCTTAAAAACATGGAAGGTATAGGCGATATTGGAAAGGTTTTGCCTCAGATATGGGAAGAGCTTAAAGGACTATTCGGTTCTTGGAGCAAAGCCTTAGGTTTCAGTGGTGGTAAAGAAGAAGACAATAAGCTCATTAATAATATTGATGACCTTAAGTCTACTATAATAGATTTAGATAAGTCTTCAATGACCCCTGAAAGTATCGCTAGTGAGATAAACTTTGAATCACTGGAGAAAGCTTTAGCCGCTGGACAGGAAGACGACGTATTAAACGTACTGAACCTTACAAAGAGCTTAAGCGAGCTAGTAGCTAGTGGAAATACTGACCTTGAAACTCAACTCAGAATAGCTTCAACTCAAGATGAGATAATGGTTCAGGTTGCTAGGATAGATACTAACTTATCTGAAGCTACCAGCTATCTCTCTCAATTATCTGTATTCCAGAAGGAGCAGGCGGAGAAGTCGGGTGAAGCGGTAAGGTCAACCTTTGAAGGTTCTTTATCGGGTCTGCTTAAAGGTGAATCTAGCCTTAAAGAAGCCATAGGTGGTCTTGCAAATGGAATTAAAGACACTATCGCAGATAACTTTGCTGCTTCTATCACTCAAGGTATCTTTTCTAACGCTGACGGTGAAGACTCTGGTATAATGGAGTCTATCAAAGGCTTATTCGGGATGGCAACTAAAGGCACCGAAGAAGGCACTAGAGGACTATTCGGTAAAGCTAACGCTGCTGCGGGTGAATGGGCGGCCGCCTTAGGCTCCCCAAACAATCCTGCTCACGTAACTATGGCAACAGGGGCAGCAGCTGCAGGCGGTATACTTGAAGAGATAGTACCTAAAGGCGAGAAGAAAGACAAGCATGGCTGGCTTGAAGAAGTAGTACCTGAGGGCGTTAAGAAAGGCGGTTCAGCTGCTGGTGGCGCTCCGGGGATTATGACTTCTATTAAAGACCTAGGTAATAACTTAATTACTAATGGTTTTGGTGGCCTTGGAGATATCTTCTCAGGACTCTTTGGTAAGCTCGGCGGTATGCTACAAAACATTATGGGCGGTGGCGGTGGTGCTGGTATAGCTGGTTGGTTAGGAGGCATACTAGGGGGCAAAGTAGGCGGCATGTTTGACAATGGCGGGTCTATCCCAGCTAATAAGTTTGGCATAGTCGGCGAGAGAGGCCCAGAGTTTGTATCAGGACCAGCACGAGTCTATAACAGAGCTAAGACTGCTCGTGAGCTTGAAGCTTCAGGTAATGGCGGAGGTGGCAACTTAACTTTCCAACTTGAAGGCGACTTTGACTCACGTGCAGAGAGGTCTATCAGAAACATGGTTCAATCGGGAATGCTTCAATCAGCATTAAATGGAGCGGAAATAGAAAACGGCGGAGGACGCCCATTATTCAGGACACCTTAAAATGAAACTACCCATATCTAAAAGTGATATTGTAACTCCATACAATATTTCAGTAGAAGAGTCGGCTGATCTTCTTGTTACAGCCAACAACAAAGCCTCCTTTGTAAGACGAGGAGGTTATCACTATACGATGACTATGGGCCTGCGTCCTTATAACTTGTTAAAAGAGAGTGATAATGCGAGGTTCTATAGCCTCGCCACTTTCCTAACATACAATCCTGTGTTTGAATTGCCTATTATTAACATGCTGAATAATGAGACTATACTCACAGCTGTTAACAATAGTGTAACTGTAAGCACTGGCGCATCTGTAGGTAATACTCAGGTCAACATAAGCCAAGCTAACCTTCTCAGACCCGGAGACTTTATACGGTTCGGAGATGTTAAGAGCAAGGTTTACCAAATTATGTCAGTTAACGGACAAGCTTTACAGTTAGCTCACCCTCTAGTAGCTGCGGTTACAGCAGGTGAGACCGTACATTTCTCTGAAGAGATAGACGGTATTAGGTTCTGTGGAGTATACGGGAAGTTCTTAAATGAGGACTTCGGATTATCTAATTCACGAATAGAAGAAGGGATACTAGGGAAACTAGGTCCCCTGAAACTTAAGGAGAAACTGTAATGGCTTTTCTTTTTCAAGATCAAGAAATAATTGATACCCTGCGAGGAGATGCGCATAGACCCATATACAACTTTGTGGCTATCTATGTTACCTCCGATGTTTACCCTAACGGTCTGTTTTTAACAGACTTTGACAACGATGTAATTGTAGACGACATAGATGGAAACTCCCAGAGTTGGATTTCCGGTTATCTTGGTGCTATTAATCCTCCCGCGAGGACTGGTAATGTAACGCAAGAGATCCAACGTCTACAGATAATACAAGGGTTAGACGCAGGGTTTTCTAACGCAAGTGAAGATATCATTACTGCGTTAGGCGAAGACTTCCACAATGCTAAGCTGAAAGTAGTGTCTTACTTGTTTGGAAGCAATGGACAACTAAAAACCAACGAGCCTATCATGGCCACTAACGGACTAATAAAGTCTGTATCAAGAGATGTAAAGAACAGCGCACTGGTAGTAGAGTTCTCAAATAGCTTTGGAAAACTAGATGGTTTACAAGAGCTTAGAACAACTCCGGGTTCTCTTAAAAGGAGAACACTTACAGGGGAAACTCCAGATACTTCTTTCGATAAGGCTAACATAGATATCGATGGCAACATACTTAAATGGGGGATCGGATAATGCCGGGTTGGTTAATTGCTTTTGCGGTTTCCTTTATTGTAAGCATGATAAGTGCTATTATAGCGAAACCCAAAGCTAGAAAACAAGAAAATAACATACAACGACAGGGGATAGACCAAGACCTTGAACGTCTCTACGGAACCCGTAGGATGTCTATGGTTGTTACTAACGCCTCTACAAACAGTAACGAGAATGCTTTTGGTTATTCATACCCTTGGAAAAGGGGAAAGGGCATACAGTTCACTCTTGACAGTGGGCCACGAGTTCCAATGCCTAATGAAGCTGATAACGCTATATTTTCCTATAGTCATTCACGAACAACTATGCTTCATATGCAAGGTCCCGTCTGTGTAAAAGGAAGACGAGACGCCTTGTTCTGCTCCGTGCCTCAGGGTGCTACACAATCAGACCCTAAACAAAACTCTTACTGGGGCGATAACGAGTTTCAGGTGTTAGTTAACGATAAAGATGTAGGTGATAGCGAGCTAGTTTCTAGGAGCGGTGTAGCCAGAACAGGCGCTGGAGTATGTTTGTACCTTAAGAGCAACATTCCAGATGATATATTTGAGTTTGTAACAAGCGGAGCCATAAGTGGTAACGATACTTGGTCACAGTGTATACACGCTTACGCCCATGCGTTTCAAGATCTTGAAGCTGGCTCGGCTAAGTTTACAGGAATTCCCGATATATCTTTCATGCTTGAAAGTAATAAGCTGTGGGACCCCTCTAATGACTTTGAAGTCCATGTAGATAACCCCGGAGATTCTCAGAACTACAACCCTAATTGGTCAGGTAGACCTGATAACCCTATACTCCAACTTCTTGACTTTATGCTTGACAGAGAATTTGGTGGTGGCTTCTCAATTGAGGATATAAACCTAGACAGCTTTAAAGAAGCGGTTAACATGTCTAATCTTGAGATAGCTATAGCAATAGATATGGAAAACCAGTTCACTATGCTGAACGGCTTTGGTATTAACGGATGGAATGGTGGTGGCACCCCCGGATACGCGGGTATGCACTATCCCGGTCTTACTGGTAATAGAAACCCCAGTACTATACTGACCAGACGAGAGAAGCAGCCTCTGCTAACTTCTCACATAACAATAAGCACGGAAGATACCTTATCAGATAACCTAAGTGCCCTGTTAGCAGCTTGTAGAGGGGCAAGGTTATTTAAGAACAAGCAAGGTAAGTGGACAATTAACACTGCTTGGTTGATGGATAAAGACATGTCGTTTAGCTTTGAGAGCGAAGACGGTCGTGAGATATACGGTGTACCTTTCTTCCCTGTTTCAGATGACAAAGTAACCGTTAAGGTAGACGGGGTTGTATCTTCAAGCTATGAGTTCGTAGCAGGTGGTGACCCTGAATCTCAGTCTACAGGTAGTCAACCAGTAGATGGCTTTCGTTTTGCTGAGTTCTTTCAAGAAGAAGGTGAGCTTAAGATACACTTCTGGGAGACCCCTCCAATACCTGAAGCTGACTCTAGATATGCTGTATACAGAGAATCGTCAAACCCTAACGCGGGTAGGCTAAGTTTTGTACCTAGCACTGGCACTATAACTATCGACAACAATAAGAAATTCTGGTTGTTTAAAGGTGCAGTAAAGAAGAACTTCACAGGTTACAAAACCTTATGGGAAGTTAATGGGCAGCGGTTACACGAGATACCTAACGATGCCAATGATAACCAAGTAGGTCTTAAGTTTACACCACCTGTTCCAGCAGGCTCTGTTATATCGTTAGATTACGACCCTGATGCTCACTTCGCTAAGAAGGCAGCTGCTAGGATAATAAGAGACCCTAACGATATTGGTTTAGATTATGATGCTTATGAGGACAGCGACGGTCTACCTCTTATAAGACTTGTAGGCGATATGAGCTACCAAGGGGTGAGTATTGATGATCGCTATAACCAGTGTATTGTCAAATACCATGACGAAGCCCTTGACTACGACTACAACGAGATTGAGTGGCCTAAGACTGACTCTATAGCTCATCTTAAGCTACTTGCCGAAGATAACAGCAAGCCACTTATAAATACAGTTACTGTAAACCACTTGTGTGACAAGTCTAACGCAAGAGATTACGCTGAGTTTGTTGTTAGGCAATCCAGAAGTGCTGATCAGTTAAGCTTTAAGGCTGACTTCACAGCTATTGGTCTTGAGCCTAATGACATCATACTAGTCTCGGACCCTGCGATTAAAGTAGGTGATCCCGCTACTATAGAAGACAACTCTCAGTATTGGCGTGTAGTGTCTACTAAGATGGGCGCTACAGGTAGCGTAGAGATAAGTTGTGTTAGATACGAAGGAGAGGACTACGCTTACCTTTCAGAATTATTGGAAGATCGTAAGTATAAACCTGTCGTATCACCAATTCCACCTGTAACTTTCCCACCTACTCCTGTAGAGGAGCTTGAGAATAAAGCAGCAGGATTTGGTATTCTCAGCTGGATTCCACCAGCAGGATTGTCTAACGCATTCACTTACAGGGTTGCTTACTCAACTAGGTATGTCTACAGCGATAAGCTTACCTACCAAACAGGTGACATCGTCTGGAGTGAAGACAACTTAAGACACTATGAGAGTCTAGTAGACAACAACTCTACTATACCAGAAGAAGAAACAAGTGCTACTTGGCGCAAGCTTGATAACGATGAGAATGCTGTTGAGTTTACCACTATACAAGCAGATACAGACTCACCTAACACCGTTATACCTAACGTGGAAGAGTCTCGCTATTATACTTACAGAGTACAGATAAGAACTTCTACGGGATTAGGTCCTCCTGCTTATTTGTCTATTGACATTAACGCTTTCAGTTTTGGTGTTGGTACGCTTATAAGACTTGACTCTACTAAAGATGTAGTGGTTATTCCTCGCTACTCAGGCATTGTAGACATTTGGGATACAGACGAAGTATACCCTGAGAATGCTTTAACAAGGTTTGGTGATGACTACTACTTGTCACTTGTAGCCGACAATACCGGTAACCAACCTGATAGTTCGCCTGCTGCTTGGGCAATAAGCGTAGGTGGGTTAATGGACTTCTCCAAGTCTGAATTTGAGATTAGGATGTATAAAGCAGATGAGGTTATGTCTCTATCTGCAGATGCCGGTGGAGACTACTCGGCTCCTGTTGATATCGCTACAGCTGATGATGACTGTTGGTGGATTGAGAGTATAACCGAGATAGGTGTAGATATACCTCCTCATACTGGCGTTATACAAACAATTGATGAGGTAGTAGACGACTACATAATGATAGACGACATACTTGACATCAGCAAACAAAGTCTGACTGGTCAAATACAAGTCAAAGCTATCTACAAGGATGACTCAGGGGTTGCCCACAGGGTAACAAAGAACATCCAGTATATCATCTCTTCTCTTGGTGCTGACGGTATTGATGGTGGATCTACGGTCCAATTATCTTGTTACCTACACACACCTGAAGAGTATGACGCAAGTAACAACTTAATCTTTCCACCTTCTCCGGGGTCTAGTGGCTCTAATGGTACTTTCGACTTTGATAGTAACATACTAGTGCCCCCTACTGGTTGGACACCAACTCCTCCTCAAGTAACAGACGGTATCGTATGGGTATCTTATCAGTTACACAAGAGAGGCGAAGGACCTCAACCAGAAGACTTAGGCGACTGGTCAAGCCCAACTATCTCGGCTGTGTTTGGTGGCACTATCTTTAAGTATACTTTGTATGCCAGAGAGAGCAGTATGCCCACTAAGCCAGCAGATAACGACCTGATCTATGACTTTGGTTCGGAAGAGCTTAGGTTTAAGTCAGTGGGTTCTACACCAATAGATATGGATAACCCTTACGTTACTAACGGTTCTAGTTGGTATCCTTCAGTTCCCGCAGGGGACGCTGTTGAGGACAACACTTATGTTATCCAGACTACGTTCTCTATACCCGGAAGAGTAGGTATAGACAATACTTCATTCTGGTCAGACCCAGCTTCGATAAGTGCTCAAGGTAAGAGTATTTATAATGCTCTACTGCTTTCTAAGGTTCCGGCCGGAGACAGCGCTCCATCTGTTCCTATACCTAACCTTATAGCATACAACTTTGACAAGGAATGGTTTGAACTAAGCGCTAATCCCGGAGTTCAAGTAACTCAGTTTGGTAGTTGGTATGACCCTGTAGCTCTCCCTTCAATCGGTAAGAAAGAAGAGGTTTACGCTACACGAGAAACCTTCTCTACTTTCGGTGCGGTGGGTACAGATGAAACTTCTACTTGGTCTTCCCCTAAAGCATACTTACCAAGTGCTGCTGACGGGACTTCCTCCTACTTTGCTTCTATCTATACTCTACAGAGTGTAGGTAAAATACCAGAGACTCCAACAGGAGGGATATTTGACTTTGACTTAGGTGAGTTTACTGAACTACCTACTGGAAAGAACCAAGCAGACAGCGCTGTATACACTTGGGGAGCCTCTCACCCTGACTTAGGGGATGAAGAAGCACCTGTGGTTTGGTTATCTCAAGCACTAGTTACTTCGGATGAACCTGCGGGTATTGATGACAGCATAACTTGGGGTCAACCTGTAAGGGTTGCTACTAAGGGTATTGCTGGCTCCTCTACTGATATTGTATTCAAAAGAGAGACAGCTGCCAGTGTTTCTAAGCCCGGCGATTCAGCTGTTTCCCCGCCTACTGGTTGGTACACTGATGTTAGTAACGTGCCAGTTACAGAGAAGCCTATGTGGTCTTCGGTTGGTAAACGGGAAAACCAAGATACTGATTGGGTGTGGCAAGAGCCTACTCTAATTGAAGGACAAGGGGTTGCGGAGCTTACTCTATACAGGAGAGGCACTAGCCAACCTGCCACCCCCGGAACTGCAGTGTATAACTTAGCAACCGCTAACTATACTAGCAAAGACGGAAATTGGTATGTCAATGTGCCTTCTGGTGATGACGCTGTATGGATGTCTAAGGGTGTAGCTTCAGGTCCCTCAGGTAGAGAAGTCACTGTTAATAACTGGACATCTCCTACTAAGGTATTTGAAGACGGTCAACCCGGTCAAGACGGTCAACCCGGTCAACCCGGTCAAGACGGTCAACCCGGTGGGGAGGGTCCTAAGGGTGACGACGGGGAAGACGGCACTAAAACAGCTCACGTTGTTTTGTATAAGAACAGTAGTGACGCTAGCGAGCCTAAAAGGATAGTAGGTAGTACTACTTACAATTGGGCTAGTAGTACCGTAGGCTCGAATAATAAGTTTGGATGGAGCGAGTCTTCCTCCTCTCCTGCTTCCGGTGGTAGTACTTGGCAGATATCTGTGGACATAAGCGCCCCTGCTACAGCCTCTACTACGACAATATCCGCGTCTAGCTGGAGTGCTTCAGCTAAAATATCAGGTGGAGACGGTCAACCCGGCACCCCCGGCGCGCCCGGAACCCTAAACCCACAAGCTTTCAGTGGTATCATCAACATTTGGCGGGGTGATGCGTTAGCAAAGAAGGATCTCCCACCCCAAGATTGGGAGTTAGAGGAGCTGGGCATTAACGATGCTCGGGTGGCGGGTAATAACTTACCATTCTATTTGTTCTTGGGCCAATACTGTGTAATTTACGATAGCCAAGGAAATACTTATGGTTGGGTGCAAAGAACCAATATATGGGATAAGACTGAGTTAATCACTGCTGATATGGTCTACACTAATGCTATCCAATCTAAGCAGTTGCAGATATCTGAGGATAGCGGCAGTAACCGAATGTACTTTAACGGTGCGGATAATCGAATTGAGATATGGGCCAATGGCCAGCTTAGGATTAAGCTTGGTAAACTTTAATAATGAACGGGGTACTTCGGTGCCCCTTATCTTCATGAGGAGGAAACTATGGATGATGTCCCAATTAACTTTGCTGCAGGTGACAGAGTTAAGTCTAAAAACCTAAGGTCACCTAAAACATTTACAATTGGTTTAACGCAGACGGGCCAAAAATACTGGTTAGCCGAAGACTATCCCGGAGCACCTAATATATCCGTAAGTAGGACCGGTAACGGTAGCAATACTGTTACAATGACTGTGAGTGAAAGCTCTGACTTTATCTTTGGTTGGGATAAATTTAGAGTTGGACCAGTTGGTAACTCACAAGGCTGGGGATACATAGTCAAGACCTTCTATAGTATAATCGATGAGCCTTCTAATAAAAGCACGGCAGCTCAGGGCAGAGCTAACGTAGGACCAACA